GATTTATCATAATTTGATTTATCATAATTTGATTTATCAAGAGTTTTGTTATTATGATTTGGTTTATCAAGAGTTTTGTTATTATGATTTGATTTATCATAATTTGATTTATCAAGAGTTTCGTTATTATGATTTGGTTTATCATGATTTGGTTTATTATGATTTTCATTTGACATATTGATTAATGATTGAAAATTGCGAATTTTATGTTGTGGATATTTCATTAATTTACAAAGACATTGTTTCCAATATTTTTTTCCAAATGAAATAGTTAATGATTTGCGAAATTCTAATGTTGTTTCATTTGATAGATTATTATAAATATCATTACTCATTAAAAATGTTCTAATGTAAATAAGATGTTCAAGACCAGCCAAACCTTGTGCTAAACATTTATTACGGAGACTAGAACCGTCAAGTTCTTTTAATTGTTTTAAAATTGATAAAAATGTTTTTAATAAATATTCTTTAATTTTATTATTATATAAGACAACTAATGATTTAATTAAATCATTCACATTTTCATCATTTGGAATTTGTTTAAGAAGTTTTGAAAAAGTTAATTTATATTTCGCAATATCTGGATAATATTTTTCAATAACCTTTAAAACTTGTTGTTTAGATACAATTTGCCTATCTTCAACAACCATTTTAACATTATATTTACCATCTGATGTTTTATAGTCATTAAGATGTTTAATTCCATTTTCAATATTTAATATTTCTTTGTCTGATAAATTATGACCAATTATTTTAGAAACATATGTAAGTGTATCATGATAAAATGACATATTCATAATATCATTATGTTTAACATGTTCAAATGGGTCGATATCAATGTTAATTTTTAATATTTCTTTTTCTTTTGTTTGTGGTTCTTTTTCTTTTAGTTTTGTTTGAAGATGTTGTGATACAATTTCAAAATTGGATTTTAATTCTTTACGTTTTTTTTCTGAAATATCTTCACATATATTAAAATTGTATGTAAATAATGGTAATCCATCATGTTCTTTAATAATTTTAGATGGATGTTTTAATTTCCATGTTTTAAATAATTTACGAATTGATTGAAAATTTCCAACTGTTCTTCCATCTAAACAGGTTTTGACAATTTTATATTGTTCGAAATCTTGTTGTTCTAGATTTTCAGAATCATAAATCCACTTTGTTAATTGTTTTAAAAATAATTCTAACTCATTCGAACTCTTCTTATCAACATATTTTCGAAAAATTTCATTACTTGTGTATTGATTTGTTCCAATCAGACATGGTCGATTTTCATATTTATTTGATTCAGTTGAAGGAATATCCCCATCTAATGATATATTATCATATTCTTTTATCATTCTATTTTAATTAATTTAAATTAATAATTGTTATAAATAACACTATAAATATTAATCATTATTATAATATTATTAAATCAATTTTTCAAAATATATCATTACCCAATTTTATATTTACATTTTTTCTATATATTTAGTATATTTAGTATATTGTGTGCGTGATTTCTCCATATAACTTAGATTGATAATTATATATTTAATATTTGATTTTAATATTTGATTTTAATATTTGATTGTTCAATAATAATTTAATATGGAGAAATCACACACAATATACTCTATTAATAACATTCATAAATAAAAAAATGATAAAAAATAATGATAAAAAAAATAATGATAAAAAATAATGATAAAAAAATATGTCTAGAATAATTATTTCTAAAAAATGTTTCATAAAAGTGTTTTTTGTAAAAAGTATTTTAGTTGCTATTTTCTAGATGGGAACTAATTAAATTTTTTCGTAATCTAGTTATTTTAAATGTTAAATAAAATAATGTATAAGTTGCTGTATCATTATCGCTACCAAATGAATATAATTCACCGTTGGGTAATCGTAATGATATTGTTAATTTGTTTAGATTTATTTTTGATTCAAAAACATGTGTAAATAGGGAATTACGTATATAATAACGATAACCACCGTTTGATTCATAAAAATCAATTATAAATGATGCTTTATTTAGATTATCATTTGAACCAGATAAAGATTTATCAATTTCATCAATTTCTATAATTAAATAGGGAGGAACAGTTATGTTATCACTCGCATCATCTAAACTACTAGTATTTTTAATAATTACTCGAAGTAATTCTATACCAACAACATTTTGAAAACGACGATTTATAAATCCACCTCGAACATCACTTGATGTGAAATTTGGGGATAAAAATTTAAATGATAATTGATTTGGACTATTATTCAAATTATAATCACGATCTTTACTATCAATACATATATAATCATTTATTTGATTTTTTTGTTCACTGAATAATTTTCTTTCATCTTTGCTTAGAATATATTTATCCGTTGTATTATTATTTTCATCATCATATTCATCTTTTAATAATCTTTCAAAGTTATTATATTGTCTTGGATAACTTTGATTTATTTTTATTTGATTTGCTGTTTCAATTTCCAGATTTTTTTTATTAAATTCATCTTCATTATTAATTGGAGGTTCAACTGTTAAACCCAATCTACTTGGTAAATTATCTAATTCTTTTTCTTCAAACAATTCATTATTATCTTCAGGTTTATTCAAATTATAAATTGGTTTTTTCCATAAATCACCCCTTTGTATTGGATTTGATAAATTTAATGGTTTTTTACTATTTTCTATTGCCTTTTCTTTTATTTGTTCATCTTTTTCTTTCTTATCAATTGATGATTTAAGACTTGTAATCAATTTTGATAATTGTTCTCTATTTTTACAATTAATATTTCCTTTTTTTATTATATCACTTATATGATTAACTTGAACATATTTTCTCATTGATGGACATACTTTTTCAAGATTAACATAAATAAATTTCGCATATTTAATATTTTCATTATCTAGATTATGATTTATAGGATTATGATTTATAGGATTATGATTTATAGGATTATTATGTGATTTTTTAATGTTCATTATTATGTATAATAATATATTTTATTATCTTTTTTTAGACATCAGATAATTTTATATTTTCTTTTTCCAATCTTTTGATAAATGGTCTGATATATTACTTGGTTTAAATAAAAGTTGATACCATTTAGTAAATTGTTTAATTGTTCCCAATGAATTATTTAATGGTTTTATTTGATAATATGCTTTATATGTATCACGACATTTTAAACATGGATAAGCGACATTTAATAATTTAAATAATTTAATAATATATTCAGAATCTATATGATTATAAATTGCCCTATCAAAATTGTATCGTAAGAATTGATATAAATATTTATGATTAAATTCATCTGTATCATTTTGATAAATTAATTTTGCCTCTGATAAATCAATTATTGGTTTTCCCAATCTTTTATTAACTTTGTTATGAATTGTAATCGACCACATAATTAATGTTTCTCTAGATGTCATTTCGCTATCAACCGGATATTTATTTAAAAGTTCAATAAAATGTTTTTGACATGATGGACATGGAATCATTTTAACAAAACATACTAGAATTTGTTTATAAATGATTTTTTCAATACTTGTTGGATTTTCTGGAAATGAAAAACATATTTGATGTAAAAATGTCCAAAAACGAGGTCCCCAATAATCTTTCGGATTATGTTTTTCTTTTTTATCTTTATTTACATTTTCATTTTGATTCATATTTTTTATTTGAAATATATCATGGAAATATTTTTACAAAAAAATCTATTTACATCATGAATTTAAATAGACTATTTTTCAGTCCATTTTAGAATTTAATATATAATAAAATTGAACCATTTTTGAAATATTAATGATACTATTTCTCCACATCCTTTGAGAAAATGACTATCATCTCATTTTCCCTCACTTTGTTTCGGTTCCTCTTGGGACTGATGTGGTTCTTTTCCATTGTCTTTGTCAATGGAGGAAATCCCCCACCGCCTCCAGATTCCTCTGGTATTCGCCTTCTCTTGGCGTCGCTTGTCCTTCTTCCAGAGATTGTACAAACGATGCTCTCTCCTACGTCGTGTTTTGGACATCTTACGAGGTGTCTTTCACACTTGAATGACCGACGTGAGGTTGTGGCGATTCGTCGTGAGATGGTTTTGTCGTCTCATGTTTCTCGCCTTTTCAACCGGATTATGAGGATGATGAATCCTCTTCAACATCCTCCGGTTCGACGACGCCGTCATGCTTGATTTGATTTTTTTTATAAATTAAAAAATAAAATGAATAAAAATGAATAAAAATAAAATTGAATTTATGTATATGATATGAAATATATGAAATATATAGAGTATAAAAATAATGTTTAATAATATAGATAATATGAATCACCAAGATAAAAATTCTCCTACAAATAAACCAAGGGCACAAAGATTTTTAGATGATTTTGAATTAGGGGAATGTTTAACAAATCAAGATAATATTAAAGAATATGTAAATATTGAAGATCCGAATGACCAATATTTCTTAGATGCTTTTGAGAATAGTGTAAAACTGTGTCAGGAAAAAGAAGAAGAAGAAATTAATCATAGAATCTTAAAAAAAATGTTTGGTGATTTACATCATAATCCAATTAAATGTTATCATTTTGTTAATCGATTTTTTAATGATGTGAGTAAAAAAATGGATATGAACCATCCAGATAATGAATTTATGCGATTATTGGAAAAAGATTTTAAAAAGAAAGCTGATTTTTCATATAAAAATTATCAAGATATTGAAGAAATACAAAGGATAATGGATACACATATACAAAGATTTCTAAGTCTTCAACCACATAATTTAATACCAACTGAGAAAAATTTATTACCACTTTTGGTAACCAGTTGGACAAAAATAGATTATGATGTTTTCCATCCAAAAACCGCTGAAAGGATTAAAATGATAACTCATTCGATGTTTATTCGTGATATACGTAATAAAATAAATACCCCACTAACTAATTTAACAAATCGTATTATTGAATATTGGAAAACAAAATTAACTGAACCGGAAGATGATTGGGAAAGTTTTGAAAGAACTGTTAATACCGAAGAAGTAGGTATATGGATTATAACTAAAGACCGTAAATTTATATATCCAAAATTAGTATAATTAAATTAACTTATTATTTTGAAATATTACATTTATCGGTTGTATATTTATTTAATTTTTCATCTATTTTTTTATCAACATCTTCATAATCAATATTATTTTGTTTTGTTGGGACTTCTGTATCAGTTATAATTGGTGATGGATATATATATTTATCATAATCAACATGACTTTTATTATGTTGAATAATATATATTTGATAAATCGCAAATGAGATTATAATAACCATTGATACCCAGAACATTATAGTTCCAATAAATGATGAAATATAACCGAAATATGTTAATATTAATATAATTAAATTAATTGATAATATTATTGAAGAAATCATCATTACATATACTACATTTTCTGTGCTTTTACTATGATATAAATATCCTTCAACATGACGAAAACTGGTTTGATTCTGATCTTGTAATTCTTTTAATTCAGATTGTTTATTTTTAAGATCATCATTTAATTTACAAAGTATTTTCTTGTTTCTAGAAATCATTTTCGCATTCATATGTTTATCTTTGGTATTTTGATTAAATTCATCTTGAAGTTTATTCCAAATTACTTTTCTTTGTTCTTCAAGATTATTTATTTTATTATCAATCAAATAATTAATTCTATCCTCTGGAACAATATTTGATTTTGAACGGAAATCTGATTCCTGTTTATCATAATATGTCTTAATATCATCTGTTAAATCTTTATATTGTGCCATTAGTTGTTCTTCAAGTTGAGACATTTTTTTATTATATATTACTATTATTATTTATTACTATTATTATTTATTACTATTATTATTTATTACGATTATTTTTTATCTCTTTTTTTTGAATTATTCATTTTAGATTGGATTATTTATTATTCTTTTTATTATTGTTATTTATTTTATAATTATTATTATTCGATTTATTTATAGAATTAATTTGTTGAATGACTGTTTGATAATCATCACTTGGAGACATCATATAAAAAGTAATATTCGCACCAACTAATATAATTAATGTAATCGCCCAAATCCAGTATCTAAAACTGTATGAATGTATTTTATGTTTTTCATCTTCCATTCTAGTTTCACCTAGTTTGGTTTGGTCTTTAGCTCGATTAATTGACGCGTCTAATTCTTTAACTAACTTTTCTTTACGTCTTATTTCAGTTTCATTACTTGTGATTATTTTTCTTTGTTCAATAATTGTGTTTTTCATTTTAAGATTATTTTCTAAGAGGTGTTTCTGAACCAAAATTAATTGTTTATTTAAATCAACTAATTTCGGACGTAAAACAGTTCCCGCCATATCTGTTTGGTCTGCTTTCATTGATGGATCTACATCAAGTGGAGGATTTGTATTTGCTGGTATATCTTCCCATTTTTCATTTGTTGGAACTGGTGTTATTTGTGTTCCAGATGTAGATGATAAATATTTACTATATGTCTTTGTATAATCCGATAAAATTTTATTATAATATTCAGAAACACGTCTCAAATTTTCTTCTCTTGCTTTTTCATATGTAAAATCAGAATATATTTTATTATCGCACTTTTCAGTCATTAATATTTATTATTTTATTTAGATATATTATTTTATTTAGATATATTTATTAGATATTTTTTATTTGATTTTGAATAAAAAAATTATTCCTTTACGGATGGATTCCGGCTGGTTGTCATCCATAATTTCCAACCTCATCAGCAAGAGCTTCAAGAATGTAGGCTTCGTTCACATCTGGGAAACCGCCAACTTCGTTCATTGCTGCGTTCAGTGGATGGATTCCTGCTTCTACCCATCCATCATCAATTGGAAGTGGATCAACAGTGGGAAATCCACCAGACGGGATGTTCTTGCTGGAGGTAGGAGAACCACCCATTTTTGAAAAAAGAATAATATGTAAATAATATATATATTCAATTCAATTTTTTAATA